TAATTTATTCCTATATCATCCGAGGGGAAATTAATCCCCTCGTCTAATATTATTTATCCCCTTATGAAGTGGTTGAAGCTTCCCAATATTGTACTTGGAATTCTACAGTAAACTCTTCAATCGCGTTTTCCTGATCATATCCAACGTCTATAGCGGATATGTTAGTTGGCCAGCATCCTCTGAAGTCGTACTTCTTAAGAACTGATCCATCTTTATCTAACTGTTCAACAGCTAGATCAGCAAAATAGTCTGTAGGATTAACTAAACCAGTATTTGCATTGTGGTTGTTAATTCCATTTGACCATCTTTCAAAGGCGTCTCTAAGTCTAAAGTCAGTGTCATTAATGACCGTAATTGTCCACGGTTCAAAATCTCTGTCTCCAGCCATTTTCAGCTTTCTGCCTCTAAATGGAACTTCTATCATTCCAAGAATTGAAGCAGGCAACTGAGCAGCTTTACATAAGAAGGATGTTAGTTCAACATCACCTGCAGCATAACCTGGGAAATTTACTACACATTTGAATAAATTTGCACGGGCGCCTCCGCCGGTAAGTTTCGATTTAAAATCGTCTATTCCTAAAATAGCCATGTCTTACCTCCTATGCTCCTGCTATCTCGGAGAATTCTACTCCGGTTCTTGTTGCTATAAAGTTCAGAGTAATGAAGTTAATAGATCTTGCAGGCTTGATATAAATATCAGCTACGAATCTATTTCCGTCAATTACTTGACCTGTATTATTAGTTTCGTCACAGATTACTAAGAAGTCTGTAACTCCACGTCTACCTTTTACATCTCTAAGGAATGGCTCAACCAAGTTTCTGAATTGTGCACGAGTAAACTCGTCATTGAATTCAAATAATTGGAATTTAGCCGCTGTAGAGATTGCTTTTTCCAAGACTATGAAAAGTCTTCTAACATTAATTCTGTCAAATGCTGATGGTCTACTTAATAGAGTTTTATCTCCAAATAGTAGTGTTCCTTGTCCAGGGAATGAGACGATAGGATTGACCCTTGCTTTATACAAGGTGTCTCTATCAGCTTGTTTAGGATTGAATGCTAATTTTGTTACTCCTAAAAGTTGTCCACGATTAAGACCAGCTGGTGAGAACCACGCATCTGCAACTCTGTCGGCATTTGCACATAATCCAGCTTGGTGACCAGAAGCTCCAATATATCTGTATACATCGTTATATTTGTCATATACATAAAGAGCTGTTGAATCACAAGCTACATATGAGGTTGATGCTAGTGCATCAACAAATGTTTTGACGTCTGATGCAGGAGTTGAAGTTCCTACAGTGTCTTCTATCGGAGGAGATACGAATCCCATACAATCTTTTCTAGCATTACAAAGTGTTATAATTTTAGATGCGATTGTTGATTCTCCATCTGCATCTGGTGTTGCAAACAATAGATTTACATCTACTGTTTCAGCATCAGCAAATAGATCTAGTCCAGTTGATATTTCTCCAGCTGTTGGAGCGTTATCATCTGTACCTCCCGATAGAGATGACTCTAATGCGGCACCGTTGGTTGTAAAGGCTGAAGTACTAGCTATTGTTGAACCAGCATCAGAAAGGTTTGTGTCGTGATCGGACCACCAAATATAATTAGAGTTATTGTTAATAACATCTTTATAATAGTTTGTTGTGCCATCGACTTTTTTCGCATCTGAACCTTGAGATACAAATGCAAAAGTTTCTAATACCTGACCAGGTGTACCTGATATAGCTCCATCTTCATCAATAACAGCAATGTGCAATTCATCAAGTAAAGTGTCGTTGTCTTTACCTAAATCTAATGCATATTGAGATGTTTTTGGTGCAGCCTCAAAGCTACTGGAGTATGCCCAACCACTAAAGTCAGATATACCAGCAGTAACCATTGATACCTTTAAGCTATTACCTAATACGCCTGGGTATTTAGCTACCCAGCTTCCTTTATCCAACTCACCACTAGAGTAATTATCTTCGTAGTCGCTTTTATTCTTAACAAGTTGCCCTGTTCCATCAGCGGTAGCATTTAAGTTACCAGTTGAAACACGAGCTACTTTCAGTGCGTTTCCATACTTTAAGAATGACGCAGCTACTAGAAAGTATTTAAAAGTATTGTTGTCCGGTGATCCGAATGTCTGTACTAGTTCGTTCTCAGAACTAATAGTACGTAATTCTTCTACAGGACCCCAATTGAATGCTCCTGCGAAACCACCTATTGAAGTTGATACCGCTGGGACTACATTCGTAGCATCGATCTCTTTGATCTCGACGCCGGGTGATACTAAAAATGCCATCGCTTTGTCCTCTAT